CAGAATACCACCCAATCATAGTCGGCATAATATCCGTAAAAGATCGGCTTATCATCATCCTTCAGGAATTCGATAATTGTATTTTTAATACGCCATCGCGGTATTCTTTCACAGTACGGAACAGTGTCCAATAAATCGCGCAATACGTTTTCCCTCAACCATTTATTTTGCCACGCCTCCGCATGATTATATTCATTACTTACACAGTATAGATACTTGTCTCCTTCTTCCGGTACAATAGCGATGCTTATAAGATCGATTGTTCTGCCGTCTTCGTAGAATTCTGTATCGATGAAATAATTCATGAACGCCCCGTTTCCTTTTTCCACTGCAGCCACCGGACATAATCAACACAATACTTGAATGAGTTCGTATTCAGCAGAGAAAGTATACGAGCGCGATGAATCTTTATGAACTGTTTGCGCCCTTCTGTATTTGTCATCTCCGTTTTGAATCCTTTTTTTACTATAGGACCGAAGGCGGCATCAAGCAATCCTACGATCTGCCGCTCACGAATATATTTCGGAGTCTTCAGCTTGTGACCCTCAATACTTTTTCCGGTGAGTATTCCGTATGCCATTTATCTCTATCCTTCCGTTTAAGCTACCATACGCTAACGTAGACGGACTTTAATTGCAAAGATATATCTATAGTTGTCTACGGAATTTTATGAGCTTAANATTAATCTTTTCGCCGATACCCACTCGAAGGTCTTGTCCTCTCTCTCTATGAAATACATCGTCGCAAGAATATCCATTATGTTCGCTACGTGAACCATCATCGCTGTCGCTCGTACATCTTCAAGTCCGTCAACTTTCGTCCCTGCCAGCTGCATCTTCACCGGGGGTTGTATCGTCGTTAATGTTATCATCTTTCAATCCTTTCAGGATGACAAATTTCTCAGGATATTTTTCTACGTATTCAAGAAAAGTAATTCCCTCTGCATTACAATCCCTGTTAATTTCCTCCCGCGAAGGCATTAAATATAATTCACCTTCTTCAACATCTTCCGATGGACTCAACTGAAGAAGATCTTTAGGATTATATATAATCGTTATCTTGTTCATTACCGTCAATCTCACTGATAATAGCTTCAACGCTATCCCGAATCACCTTATTAATTTCAATCTGTTTAAATTGTCTGATAGCCAGATCCATTGCCATCAAAGTATAATTCGTTCGAACTCGCCAGATCCAGAAAATATATAGTGCACTTGCTCCAATGATTATTCCGATGAACACTTCCACTAAATGAACAAAAAGATGCATCATTTTAATCTCCTGAAAAACTCCCTCAATCGTGCCGCCTGTTTTGAGATATTAAGATACTCTATTGCCCACAATCTACTACCACGATTGAACTCTCGTATCTTCGCTGTTTGCCCTACCCATTCTTCCAATAGCTCAGAGAGGTGTTTGCCTCCCTGAGTATAAAGTATTCTATCACCCCATATATCATATCCGGTATGATCTGATATTACAAGACTTCGAGATAATATAGCCTCTGTAGCACGTACAACGGGGAGATTCCATTCATGATGTCTTTTAAGATGAAACGCTATCACTATATCGGAATTAGCATAAAGCTGTCCAGTTGACATCATCCCTTTAAGAGATCCCCGCGCCGCAGAACTGATAGGTGAATTTTCCCATCCTGTTCCATAAGCCCGTAAACCGAAAGGCAAAGCCGGTTGAAGATACCGTCTTGTTAGAATAGCCCCTTTAATATTGTTTCCGAGATATACGATAGGGAGTTTATCTGTACGAGGAAGCACAGGGAATTCATCTGGATCAGCATATACAACCGGCTCACGAATAAAAGGATAATCATCAGGAAGAATTCTACTCGCCAGATCATAATGATAGCGGGAAGCAAAGATCAATCCGTCATACTGATTAGACAGTTTTACGATATCATATTCATGATCGTTCTGATACCAATAAATCGTAGACTTCTTTCCTCTATGTTTCATATTATTGTGCATCTGTATTACGATATCAGCATTATCAGGATTGGTGCTCTTATCAAGTAGCTGTACGCTCTCAATGCTCCGCAGCCCCGTCATATGTTTTGCAAGACTTACAACAAGCCTTTCCTCTCCCCAAACCGGCGTCGATTGATATGTCCCCAATCGCTCGACTGCAAAGGCAATTCGCACTTGACAAATCCTCTCGATAAGGTTATACTTCACCCATAATAACTATTACCACTGTAAACCACAAGGAGTATTTCATGTCACCGATACAACTAAAAAGTTTTTTCAATAAGATACAATTTGATCTATTCGGCTGTTGGAGATGGACAGCAAGTTTATCACCCTCGGGTTATCCCGGTTTAAATATATCATCACACCGAACAGGTCGAGCACATCGAATTGCATATGAACATTTCAAAGGTCCGATTCCGAAAGGTATGCATGTTCATCATGTTTGTGAGGTTAAAGTCTGTGTCAATCCCGATCATCTGATGATAATGACTCCCCGAGAACATAAAGCGTATCATCTTCCTGAAGAATGTAAACACGGGCATCCTCTCAAGGGTGATAATATCCAAATTGAAAAAATGAATTACAGAGGTGAAAAAAGATTCCGAGTTCGTTGTAAACAATGTCGTCATGATAAAGACAATCGCCGGAATGCCCGACCTGAAATAAAACAGCGAAATAGGGAAAAGGATTTACTCAAATACTGGACTCGTAAAGGGAAGACCAGAGAAGAAATTGAACTGATGTTCTAACATCTACAAGATCCTTTCTTTCGAAACTTTTTACATTCCCTCTGATCGAAACATCGAATAGGTCTTCCGTGATGAATTTTTCCTTCGATATTTAGAATCGTATCGGGAAATGAACGATGACATAAAAAGCATTTCTTATCACGACATATCGGCAATGCATTCAGCGAACGATTCCCACTATCTCGATAACTCCCCATCTGATATTTCTCAATGCCATTTCTTCAGTATACGATATAGAAGGACTGCTATCAATAAATATCCTGCTTTATCCGTCAGGGATTCCAATGGACTGATAGGCGAAATATTGTATGTAATCAACGTAGATGAAAAGAGAATAAAAATATAAGCGTGTATCAAATTAGTAGCCAGAATGGCAAAGCATACGGCTGTTAGTATTAGAACGATTTTATATGTCATTATATTTTATTGCCTCTCTGACCGATACTTCTTTACGATCACTTATCCCGGCGTGTTGAAAACCGTATATCGTATCACAGAATACACACTGTAGAATAAGCGGCGTCGGACCGTAATGATCTATATCCAATATAATAATTTCTGAGCAACGATGACAACGAAGAATACCAGAGACAGATAGTTTATCTATTAATTGCGGATATGATCTCGATATAACCTGTAACATATTTTATTCCCCTTATATTTCTAATATACACAATTAGTTTATGTTGTCAATACGGTTTTTTTCTATCTAAATAAAATTATTTTGTTTTTTCTCTTGACATTGCAATCACAATATAGTATATTGTAAATAGATCAGAGAGAGACACACCAACAACAAGGGAGAAAAGAAAATGACTAACCTCACTACAGAACAAACGATAGCCTACCAGAATCTCGACCACGACCTTAAAGCAAACGCACAGGCAGAAGATCTTACAGTACTGGAAACGATCTTCTTAAATGGTTTTCACAACGACAGCGAATTTCTGGAAGATGTAGAGCCTCGAAGCATCGACGATGATCAGTACTCAGGAATCGTCAGCAGCTTAATAAAAAAAGAGATCATCACTCGATGGGTCGATAAAGAATCCTACGAAGAAGATCAAATCATCCTGAATCTTTCTGCTACCGGCAGAAAGATAACAGGTTTCTAAAACAACCGGGGGAGTCACCACGATCCCCCTTCACCGGAGAAACAAAATGAAAAAGTATTTCGAAAATAGCTGGACAGTCGAGGAAGTTAAAACGGAATACCGCCGGCTGGCATTCGCCAACCACCCCGATCACGGCGGTAATGTAGAAGAAATGAAAGAAATCAATACACAGTACGAGGCCGCTCTGAAAGGTTATCACGGTACGAGTTCAGTAGGTAGCGACGGCAAGGATCACACCTATTATTACCATCAAGACATAGAACGAAGTACGATGGTAGTAATTAACGAATTGCTGAAGCTGAAGATGGAAGATGTAGAGATCATGCTGATCGGCAAGTGGATATGGATCAGCGGGAATACGAAGCCATATAAAGACGGTATCAAGTCAGTCGGTGATATCGTGAAAGAGACTTTCAAAGTCAAATGGCATTCGAAGCGATTTATGTGGTATTATTGCCCGATCTCATCCAGAAAAACACGTTATTCAGGAGCATCTATAGATCAGCTCGCAGATGCATACGGATATCAGAATTTCACCGGCCAGAATGCCAAAGAAGAAAACGCAGTCGTCAAGAGTTAACCAAACCGGGGGAGTCACCACGATCCCCCCACTCATAAGGAGAACGATCATGTATTTTACAAAAAGTGAAGCTAAGATATTACTGTCCGCGGTTTTGGACAGGCTGGAAGTCGTCGAGGAAGACACAAGGGAGTACTTTAGCCTGCAAATGCAGGCTACTCGCTTCCAGAGAAAGGCTTATCCTGAACTGTTTGAGGAACCGGACGTAAAGAAGATGGCACAGAGTTCGCAGTCAGAGTAGAGCTTAACGTTCGCGGTATGTGGTTCTTCACGCTCGATAAGCAGGAGGCAATAGAAGTTTGGCAGAATGAAAACGGCAATTGGATTCCAGTGATCAAGAGAATTACTCCGCGAGATATGATTAACCTTTAGGAGGTGTCAATGTCCACAAACGTATTTCTAACGAAAGAGCAATCTCGTAATATGAAAGAGAATAAGGGCAACATCATTCTATTCGATAACAAGATCCGCTTTCAATCGAAGGATCTCTCAGGTACGAATCCGATNCTGACTCGCTCCTCTATCTCACGTGCCGCCTGTCTCGACATGACGATTCGCCATCTACTCGAAAGGGGTGTAAGCCAATTCACTATTATCGATAGACGATCTAACGATCTCAAAGAATCTTATCGGGATAAGTAGGAGAGTATACTTTCATTTTAAGAGACTTTAATTCGTTAGACGACTCTATATATCTCTTGCGGATTAAAATCTCTCTACACGCTCGTATGATAGCCTAACGGAAAGGATAGGACAATGAGTAGAGTATCATTGTCGGAAAAGATATGTCAAACGTGAACGCATTCCTAAAACTCATTGCCCTCTGAACGAAGCCGAAAAGGAAAAGGGCGAAGGAAATAATATCCTTGCCCTTTTCTATCGTTATTAATTGTTTCGGCTTATTATTCGAAGTACATGTATCTCGGTCTGTAGCGATTCAATATTTTCAACTCGTCGGAAGTGAAGCCTCCTGTTGTGCCATCGCCCTGTGTATTCCGAGTATATCTATAATTACCTATTGACTCACCTGACAAGCCAGAGCTTCCCGCCCCTCCGAGAGTACGTGCAACGAGATTCTTAACCACCGAACCGATCTCTGCCGGGATCGTTGTATATCCTGCATTATAGGTGACGACGACTGTTCTCTTGCCCTCTACAAAAAACGGTGATGGATTACCTCTTCTATCTCGTATTAATGTATCGGCAAGTTTGATCATACCCTCATTAGGATAGATCTCCATTTCACCGGCAGATACAAGAGTACCGTCATTGGTTAATGCTGCTACAGATTGTATAGGAAAGTTACGGAGAAATAGAGTGTCTTCGGCATCTTCCACATCGAAGAATTCATCGTAGTTCGCTTGACTGAATATACGTCCTGTAAATCCCTCGACCTGTGAGGCCGCCTGATCTTCTAATTGAGATAGAGCGGAATCAGATATCCCGGTGGTAGTAATGCCTACGGCAGATAGATATTCTTTGAGAACGGTCAAACCGACGATTGACATAGTTACCTCATACGAGCAAGGTTGAAGCAACTACCATCTGCTAATTCCGATACAACCGAGAGACTCGTCTGACCATCTCGCGGGCGTAGATATTCGATTTGATTGGCGGGAAGTCTTACGGCGTTTAGTCCGAAGACAGGTGTCAATGCCGCCGTCGCTCCACCACCATAAGCAAAGAATAGATCCGAATCACCCACTATACGATAGATGGCATCTTCCGTAAGTGCATAGGTAGATCCAGCAAGCATAACGCAACCGCCGACAATATCATTAAAGTCATGTGGTAAAACCGGAACTGCATTACCATTGGGATCTACAGGAAATGGAGTATCAAAAGGAGTCGGCATTATTGCGGTTCCTTTACAATAGTGAAACCCTTGTATATCAAAGCGGTGACGGCATTAGGAGTTCGACAATGAGCGAACCCGTTTTCATCGATCATTACGATTTCAGCATGAGTGTTAAAACGTCCTGCCCTGATATATGCGGGACGGAACTTTTCAGGCACTAACAGAAGCGTAATATTATCTTCTACCTCCGGTATCTGTAACTCCGCAAGAGGAAGTTCAAATTCCGGTGCATTCGTTACGGCGACATCTATATCCTCTATATCAGGGATGTCCGAAGTTTCAACGGTAAGATCTTCTGGTTGATTCTTTAATAGTCTACTGAGATATTTCGATTTCTGCTTTGCCATAGGAGATCATCTCCGAGAGTCAGAGAGGGGAGGGGAAGATCTTCCCCTCTCCAACTCGATTTTTATCACGATGTGTTATTAGTTGACACCGATGGTTGATCCCGTAGCCGTCAGATTGAAGACATATGTCTGACCACCAACGATGATGAATGTATTCACACCATCAGAACCAAAGACATTCGTTCCACCTACATTGAAGAATGTCGTCAGCCCCACATTATGCAGAAGGGTCGTAGTATTACCGACAACCATCGACAGCCCCACGTTTCCGTACTGAGCGCGAATACGGTGCTACAGTGGGATCGATAAAATCCGTACCCACAAGAGAATCATAAATTGACTGCCCGAGATCGATTTCCTCGAATGATTCTCGTACCTTCGATATTCTACGACGCTGTGCAAAACTCCAATTGCGTACCGCGACTTTTCTCGGCATGATCCTTATCCTTTCAATTGCTACCCGTCATACGGGGTTAAAGGTTAGGGAGCGATACCGATGAGCTTCGCGTTCGCCTGATTGTTCCGAACGACGAGTACAACATCCTCATAAATATCGAACTGATCATTCTGAGAAGTTGTACGTGCCAGCGGAGCCATCGTCATAGGTGTCAGTTCACCGACCCACGTATGTTCGGTATCGACACAATATAACTCCGAGGTATTCGAACCGGTCTCTGAGGTAGTATCAGAACCGTCGAATGTCTTCGTATCCACCATATTAGATGAAACATATACGGGGATGCCATTGTAGGAAAGCAGACGGAAACCACCATTAACCTCTACCTGATTAACGGTCATCTGATTTGCCCGTAACAGCGTTTCCATCTGACGCCGCGTACGCTTAGAACCGATAAGCATATCAGGATCTCGCGTACACTTGTCGATAGCTTCATCAACTTTATCCAGAGTGACAGCCTGACCACCGTTTGCCGTAGTGGTAGCTACACACTGACCTGCCGCGATCAGAACGCACAATCCATCGGGCTGATCGCTATCTCCGGTATTGTTACCGATCAACCACGCTTGATCTTCAGTATCGCCTACATCATCCACACGCAGTTCCATTTCCTCTGCGAGGATGTCCGTGTAAGTCCTACCCGTTGCCTGTAGCTTCCGAGTCACCTGACCGCGTGCTACGAGAGTGCGATAGGTGAAGGTAGTACGGGCATACGTGCCATTATCTTCTACCGGAGTATCTGTGTCAGCAACCCAATCAGCAGGAGTTGTACCAGGGGCGGTGCGCCGATTCATCAGCCACGCCTGTCCCGATCCCGATTTACGCGGGAGATTCGCCCTGAGTGGATTGTTATACTCGACAAGATTCGCTATGATCGTATCGACAATGGGCTGCACGAGAACAGCACCCGCGTTCGAACTATTCAGAGCACGTTGTACATCGAGCGATTTACGAATCTCGATTCGATCCTGAGCATTAAACATCGTATTCCCTTTCCTCTGTTAATGATCGACCGCTTATGATCGAGTCATATTACGCCCAATTACCTCTACCGATCATGATGTCCTGTCCCGCATGAATGGAGCTGGCGTTCNGTTCATCCATAATATCGAATAGATGATTCTTACCGTTTTTATCTTCGAAAGCACTCAAGAAATCCTTGAACACTTTCGACCGGTTTTTCCGGTGCTTGAAGCAGTATTCCTTGAACTCATCTGAGTATACGGCAGTCTCGATATACTTCAAGAAATCCACCGGCTCGTCCTCTTTCGTTTCGAGGTCTTCAGTCGCCGCCGTAGTCTCTCCGATACGCTGAGGGGTCGCTTCCACTTTCTGGATCCTATCGATAGCATCATTCAGCTTCGCATCGACTTCCGCTTTTGACGTTGCCATCTGATCCAGAATAGCCTTCATTCCTTCGGTTATGGGACCTAGAGTGGTTGCCAGTGCCTCAGCATTTTCTGCCTTCTGAGCGTTCAAGAGTTCGGTGATTTCTTCAGGTGTCATNTGNNTCGGAGNCTCCTCGTTGTCGAGGAAGTCGGGAACATCACCGGTCAGTATCGTCTTTACGGTGTCCTCGATTTCTTCCTCTGTGAATTGGTGATCCTTCTGATACTCTTCAAATTTTGTGAGAGTCGATTGCATAGATGCGAGTTCGGGCGACTCACGGTATTTCTCCCACAAAATATCCTTATGTACTTCTATGATATCAGTTTTTTCTTCTTCAACTACTCGCTCTTTGATAGCCAAATCCACTTTCGATTCTTCCATCGATTTGATGAGCATCGGGATCATCGAATTTTCTACATCTTCCGAACGCCTCAAACCGGTGATATTAGCATCTCGATAGGCAGGACTACGAGTGGTGGCGATATGATCGGAGTCTATAGAGTCTATTACCCGTATCTCTCTGCCAGTGTCTTCATCTTCTTCGAACATAACTCGCTTGATCCAACCGGCTATAGAAACGCCGATCTTCTTTCCCGATGACACTGCATTAAAAAGCGTCTGTGCTTTATCAGTAGCATCAGCCGACATAGGATCTAATTGCGCCACCGCAAAAAACTGATGCTCCGAATCTACACGACCGTCGATGACTGTTCCGAGGACCTCATCCCATTCAGCATAATGAGAAGGCAGAAAATCTTTGCCGATCATACCCGTTGACATTTCCTGTATAGCGTTCTCCGACATCCTATCATCATAGGCATCTACCTTTGTACCGGAGGCAAGCATCTCCACCTTGCGAATCTCAAGACCGGTATGATCGTGATCCTTTGAAATCGGATCTCCGTTCTCATCCTCTACCCACGCTCGAACGCATACGGCGGGAGCTTCGAACTTTACGGGTTCGTCGTCTAATTCGATGCTTCTGATTATCATCATCCGACACCTTTTGTTTTCTACGTGAATAGAGTTCGGGGGAATCCCATTCTATTGTTGATATCTTCGTAGGAAGTTGACGCATTTTTTTACCCAAAAAAAAACACCTCTCGCTGTGAGAGGTGTGTAAACACCGATGCCCTATATGGGACAGATCTTGACGGGCGGGACGTACCTGAGAAATACATCATTAATCCCGCAATGTCAATTTATTTTTTTTATATCCTCTTAGGTTCGACCCTAAAAGCCTCAACGGTACATCGGCAATTACCATTGCACTGTGTTGAATTGCCGGGGAGAAATGGGAACATACGCCGTGACGGATAAGGAGATCCCGCAAAAGCATCAAGACAAGCATCGCATTCCTGATCGTCACCTACAATCAGCCAATTATAATTGTAGACCTTTAATGCATCAAGTGCGAGAGAAAATACTTCTGCACCTATAGGAATAACAGCGTTAGCATAACGATGCAATCTGAATACATTGGAATCAAAAGCATTATTCGCGGAATCTATTAGTGCGGTAAGACTTTCAAAACGCTCCGTTGTAGCTTTGCGTAATTTATTCACTACATCTCTCAATAGTGCCCCCTGAAGAAACAGGAGATTCTTATTCTGATGTTCCTTTACAAGTTCTGCAATACGTACATCCGATAGTTCCGCATCAGCATCGAACAGTTGAGATTGATCTACTCCGATATCAGCCCCTATTGAAAAGGCTTTTCCCGCCGCATCATTAAATAACGTAAGCATCCCGGCAAGAACGATAGCGATTTCCTCTTTCATCTTTTCGGGATTCTCAATGCGTTCTGATTTCACAGATATCGTAGATCCTTTTATTGAAGATATTATCTGTCGTTGAGCCTCATTCCAGATAGAGTGAAGCAATGTTTCATAAGCCGCTGCTGTAGGTTCTACTGCAGTGAGATCAAATTGGGATAGAGGAACCCCTGATGCTCTACTTTGATTATGAGCTTTTATTATAGATAAATCACCCCAACCACGAGTACGCTCCCACGCAAGATCCGAATGCGATCTACACAGAAGATCTATGTTTTCCATTGAGAGTGTCAGATCAACATCCTCTGGATCTTCCTCAATGTCCTCATCACCAGTTGAATCGAGATCTTCCAGAAACTGTATTCCCTGTGTTGTGACAATGAAAGGTTTATCAGCGGCAGGAGCTTCAAAGGGATCTTCATTATAAATTTTCCTACGTACTCCATTCACAGTAAAGATACCATTTGATGTAAGTTGTTCTGCGATGTCGGCGTTCTCTTTATTATTCTCTTCACGATCAGGGACAAGCGTCCAGATAAGATCATCATATCCGAATCCCTCATGAATAACACCGGTAGTTACCGCAGAGGAAAGCATCTTGATTAACGGTCCTGTCAAACCGGAATCTTGCCATCGTGAGATCTCTTGCACGTTCGATCTATTTACTCCTTCGGTGCGTCCCATCTTCACCGGGGAAACGCCGAAGTTCACCCACACGATATCCTCTATATCCTTACGAAGTTCTCTCATCTGAACATCCCGATTCTCACGGCTCATCTTGATCCATTTAGGAGCAACGGAACCACCGGAATATATTCTCAATTTCAAATCGTCGAACCTTCTTTCGTCTTCCCTGCCTGAGTGATGACTGTACTCTATTCCAAATATCCCTCGCCATATCTTCACCGAGCCACAATACACCGGGGGGAATCTCATCTGCAGTGAATTGAACACCGATATGCTGAATAGAGAATATCAGCGAGATTACTTCATTGATAATAGTCTCTATAATTGGAGTGCCGAAGGGCTTATCAGGTCGAGGGAATAGAGAGGCGAAGATCATTCTATCAGGAGGAAAGAATATGTTTTTTGATTCCGAGGATGTGAGATGAACTTTCGTCTTCTGAATATATCCCTTCCAGATTCCCGATCTCTCTATAATAGGAGTGATCGTAGCGGCATCGCGCTCCCATATCTCGATTACTTTATCTTCTCCTTGTCCCTGACCCTTCACTATCTCTATCGCCATCCTATCGAGTATGAGAGCATCATTGATGACCTGAGCGAGAAGAAATGACAGTGGCTTATTGTTATCGTTATAATGCTTGAATAATCCCGTTACCTCATCTATACGCGCCTGTTCGTCAGGAGTGATTTCAATATCGTCCTTCTCTGTCTTTACCGTCCATTTCATATAGGCAAGCTCACGTACTATTCCATCCACCGCAGGACGGATAGCAGATGATTGTTCATAGAATTGCCGTAACTGTTTAGAGGTAAGGCGATTGGCAGAACCTATTGTTTCTGCTTTTGATTCTGTATGTCCGGTAGAGATGCCCGTTGCTTCCGTTTCCTGCCGCATGAGATCGGGATCGATTGTAGTATTCGCCGCAATAAATGTATCAAATATAGACATTGTTACCACCCTGATTCAAAGATGGAAGTAGCGAGAATATGCCCTGCGGCATGAGCCACCGTCCAGATAACGAATAATACCAGAAATAAAGCAGTATATTGTCCGTGAAGAAATAGAAATTTCGAGATGATTGTTGTTGATTCTTTTACTGCGCCAATCTGAAAGATATGTATCCACGAATAAATGAGAATCAGCAGATAGAATATTCCCGCCACCTGTAATAATATCATAAGGGATCTCCGTTGTCAAATTATAGAATCTGCGACCAGGGAAAACGGTTGCTTGTGAATAGCCTCTCCCGATGGGACGGAATCCTGATAGCAGATTCGATTATTCTTAATATAAAGATTCGAGAGCAATATACAAACTATTTACCACCTGTTTTTATTTCATTCCCAAACTTTTTTACTTTTATTCTTTTTTTTCTCTTGACATCGGGAACCGGATATAGTATATTGTAAATAGATCAGAGAGAGACACACCAACAACAAGGGAGAAAAGAAAATGACTAACCTCACTACAGAACAAACGATAGC